AAAAAATTTATAGAAGTATTGCCAAATGAAAGAGTTTTTTTCGATGAACCAATAGCCATCTGGAAGCGCAACGGCGATGTCATGAGGAGGTATGAGGTATGAAAAAACAAAGATTACTAAAGAAAGCTATTAGGATTATATCATTGCAAAGAGGCAAACCTTATAAAAAGATAGCTTCAGAGATAGGTATTACAAAATCAGTTTTGCTATATTCCATCAACAAAGAATTTGATAAGAGACATAAAAAGATTTGTAAATATGCTAAAGAGAACTTAGAAGAGATGGTGACGCCGAAAATAGAGTGTGTGTTGAATGATATGAGTTTTACTGAATATTGCAAAGAGCATGATTTAAAGTATGACGACTTCGTTTATGAGAGGGTGTGATTGGATGGATTTTAAGGAATACTTTAGAAAAGTCGAGCAGCTTAAGTTTGATATCAAAACAAGCAAAGATATGTTAAGAGATTATAAAAAAGAAAGAGACATGCTCATAAAAGCATCTGGGCCAGCATCATTAAAAGCTGTTTCTTATGATCAACCTAAAGTTCAAACATCAGGGCATGTTAACAACGATTTAAAAATGCTTATAAGGGTGGGTGAATTGACTGAATACATATCATGTTACGAAAAAATCATTGATTCTAAAGAAAGAACATTAAATAAACTAAAATATAGAGGTAAGACCATGATTAACGCTTTAACAAAAAACGGTGAATCAACAGCTGTTATTGAAGTTTTTATAGCCACTGTTATCGACGGGATGTCTAAGGATGAAATAACCGATCTTGGTTACGAATTAAAGACAGTTTATAATGCAAGATCAACAATCAACAAGCTCCTTGAAAGAGAGTTACCAACATAGAAAATGAAATTAAGGAAAAATCAAGGAAATAATTTGCTATCAATGTATGGTAGAATGATATTGTAAAAGAGGTGTGAAAGTACATCTCTTTTTATTTTAAACTTTTCCTGATCTCCTCCTAAATACATGCTCTATAGAGGTACTTAATTCCTTTCAGCTTCTATAGAGCAAAAACTATTATATTACTTAATATACTCAATAATTAAGTAATTGTTATATATATTATAATTATAATAAAGAACTTGGTTATACTTTTTGTGTCTTTAGTCACTGACTTAATTCATACTTTAGCACCATTATAATTCTAGTTCTTTTCTTTTTGCTAAATGTCTATAGTTTTAAAGAAAAAGAGGCTTTTATGTGAAGGGTAGTACGAGAATGTTAAAAAAATAAATTAATTTAAAATAGACTTAGAAAGTGTTATAGTGGGTGATTTTATGGCTCTACCTTCAAAAGAGAATAACGCAAGGTTTAAAGGCAGAGCTGCAAGCGATAAACAAGGGCTTACGCAGCGTCAGTACCTTTTTTGTGAATATTATTTGAAGTATGGTGTTGGGGCTAAGGCTTATGTTAAGGCGGGGTACAGCCCGAATAACAAGTATTCGGGAGCATCGGAATTACTCACCAACCCAAAGGTTAAACAATACCTCGCGAGCGCACGCAAAGCAACACACAAAAATTTCTTAATTTCAAAAGAAAGAGCTTTGAAAGAGTTAAGTAAAATAGCAAAGGGTTTAAAAAAAGAAGAAATGCCCATGCTAATGAAGACAATAACTGTTGATGAGTCAGGTAGAGAAGTAGGAGCTAAGGTTGAACCTGTAATTGTAAAAAAGAAAGTGGATGGTAAGGTACAACTACAAGCACTCAAAGAAGTATTTAATATGTACGACAAAGATGACTTCGACTATTCAGACACCGACAACACTGATGATAAAATAATTAAAGCATTAAAAACCAGAGTTGTAGGAACCACTCAACTTCAAAATTACAACCAAAGAGAAATAAAGTTTGAAGAGGATGACGAAGATGAAGAAGAGTAGTTCTACAAACTTACCTGATATTCAATTCAGCAATAAAATACTTGATGCATTATCGTGGGTTGCTATTGATGAAGATATATATGACGAAACCAATCGAAGAATTATTTATGAATCTAGGTTTGTTGTATTTGAAGGCACTATTCGTTCAGCTAAGTCCGTAACTGCTGTGATGGCGTTTCATATCCGCGTACAAAGACAAACAGCGAAGTTTGCACTCATATCCGCAAAAGATACCGATGCTATTAACGATAATATTCTCAACGCTAAGTTAGGTTTGTTAACTTTATACCCTGATAATTACAAGATTAGAAAAGATGAGATTGGTGGTTATTACGTCGATGTGGTAGGTAAAGATATTAAAATCCTACTAGCTGGATACTCAGACACATCTAAATGGAAGAAGATTCTTGGTAAGGATATTGAGACTGTTCTTATTGATGAGATAAACATTGCTGATGAATTGTTCGTTAACGAGTCTTTTGCCAGACAAGGAGCTACATTACATCCAATCACAATAGCAACTCTTAATGGCGATGATCCTAACCACGTCATATACCAGGAACGCATTAACAAATGTTTAATCATAGGTGGTGCACCAGCATCTATCAAAGCTGATATGGATCAAGTTAAAGTCAAGAAGCGCGGTTATTATTACATGCACTGGACTTTCGACGACAACCCAATATTAAATAAAAAACAAAAGAGGAACCTCAAGGCTTTATATCCGGCAGGTTCTTTTTATCATAAAACTAGAACATTAGGTGAACGAGGCAAATGGGGTAAGATGATATATGCTGATTACATCAATCCGGATTGCATTGTTGATATCTATGCAAAAGATGAACAAGGTAAATTAAAATACCCGTTGCACAGATATACGATTGGCATTGACATCGCGGACAACAGAGCGACAAATGTCTTTACTTTGGTTGGTTTTTCTAAGAACTATGAATATGCTGCAATAGTTGATTTGGATGTATTTAAATCAGAAAGCAATGGTAAAGCAGTAGGGTATAAATACAAAACAGATAGATTATGGGCGTTCTTGGAACGTCACAGTGATATTATCAGAATGATTGATGGTGGTTTTGTTGATTCGGCAGAAGGTAATTATATCAAAGACTTACAATCCCTTAACCTCCCTATACAGATTGCACCAAGTTATAAAGCAACAATTAAAGACAGAATCGACTTGAATATTATCTTATTCAATCTTGGAAGGTTTTTGATTCACAACAAATGCATGGCTGCTTATAACGCTTTTATGGCAGCAACATGGGTTAAAGGTAAAGAAGGTAAAGAACGAGAAGATAATAACCTGCCAATGAACGATATTATGGATGGTACCGAATATGCCGAAACAAGGCATATGAATAAATTATTAGCAGCAGCAAAGAGGGTGAGTTAATGGGTATATTTTCAAAAATTACAGACTATATGCATTCTCGCTATGATAAAAAACTGGAAAGGGGATTGAAAAGATTGAATGATAAAATAAGATTTAACCCTGATTTCAACAAATTAGGGATGAAATACATGTCCTCAAGAAGAAGGACAAGGCTCTTGACTGAGTATTTGTTGTGGTGGATGGGCGACGCGGCCATTATATCTAATTACTACAAACAAGAACGTGGTTCATTAGGCGACGATACTGAAGCAGAACTAAACATGTTTTGGAAAGTTGCACCAAACGAAATCATCAAGGTTCATACAGGTATGCCTGGTTTAATAAGCAATAAGAAATCAAGGTTGTTGTGGGGGCAAGATATCACCATTGACGCGGAAGTTTATAAAACAGACGAAGAAGGTAAAATTTCAGATGACGTTGATGAAGAACAGTCTAAGGTGGTCAGAGAGTTACTTACAAAAACTTTAATACCAAAAACAAAACTCATGGATGTTGTTAAAAAAGCAACTGAAGAGGAAAGTTGGTCTGGTCATCAAGCTATTAAATTTAACTTTGACAAAGCAATCACCTCTTACCCGCTGATAGAGTCTTGTGATGTAAGGTCGTTTAGCGTTGACAAAAAAAGAGGGCACACGATTGCAATAACATTCCACGAATGGTTCCACGATGAAGAAAAAAATAAAAAATATAGACTTGATGAAATATATTCAACAGTTAGACCTGATCAATTTTTTAAAACAGAAGAAGAAGTTTTGCGTTATTGTGAACAATGGAATTGTACGAAAACGCCAGTTGAAATTGGCGACGCATTAATTACATATACACTTTACGAGTTGAAAAACGGTAAAGAAACACCGATTAAGTTTGATAATTGGCAATCTGCGTGCCCGGAACTAACCGAAGGCATTGATCAAGAGACTTATGTTTATCCTGGCATTAAAGGTATGCTAGCGTTCGAAAAACCAAACAGACTACCTAACAGGGATTTTCCAAACAGCAATTACGGTTCTAGCGATTATTCAGGCAGTTTAGTTAGCTTCGATAAACTTGACGAACTGTTCTCTGAAAACTCTGCTGAAGTTCGTAATAACAAATCACTATACGTATACCCTATGTCTTGGTTAGATAAAGACAGTGATGGTAAACCTAAACATTCAAGAGATAAATTTAAAACAAATTATGTTAACCCTAGTGTTGATATTGACCAAACACAAGGCAAGACATCGCCAGCAACAGTTTTACAAGCTAACGACAAAACAGACTCTTTTGTAAAAAAATGGAAGTTAGAAATGGGTATGATATGTGCTAACGCTCATATGTCTCCAACTTCATTTGGCGGAATGGCTACCGGTTTCGAATCTATTAATGCATCTGACAGTTCACAACTTGAAAGACAAAAAGATACCATAGACACCCGAAACGAAATGATAGGTATGTGGAAACCATACTTTGAGAATATCTTGTCAAAATTATTAGAGTTTAACAGTTGGCTATTGAATAACAAAATAATTGAAGAACAACCAGGAATAGATAGCATGGTTGATTTGGATTTTGATAACCTAACCATAACATGTCATTGGCCTGAATACGTACAATCAAGCGACCAAGAACTTATTAACACATGGGGAGGCGCCAAGAACATGGGTGTAGCCGATACAGAAACTGCTGTTAAAAGAATTTATCCAACTTTATCATCAGATCAACAACAAGAGATTATCGACCGCATTAAGTTAGAAAACGGTATGGCTATTGATAATCCGGAAGCGTTAAGGATGGAAGACTTGGTTGATGAAGATGTGAATGAAGATAACGTTAATGAAGAAGACGCGCAAGGTGATGAAGAATAGTTATGGCTGACTTTAAAAGCCCTAAACAAAACATCGCTCAAAACCAAGTAATAGCAGTTCAAGAGGCTCAAACTTTAATTAAAGAAACTATCATTAAGGCTTATAAAGAAGATATACCTAAAGCTAAATTGTCTTTACAAATTAAAGAGATTATTAAGAACGCAACAATTGAGATACCAATCCAAGATAGAAGGCAAGTACAATACTCGCTAGCGCAGAACGCACAGCGTTGGGATTATACTTATAGACAGTCTTTAAGAGTCGCTAATGCCTCTATTTTAAAATCAATCGACAAGCTGTCCAGATTTAAACCCGAGATTAACAACGTGAAAAAATCTTATAACGTTAATCTTAGAGAGTTCATGGGGCTTGACCCAAGAAAACAAAATCAAATTATAGGTAACTTTCGAAACGTATTAACACAAGATGCAGCTGGCCAACCCGTTATTCAATCTTATGAAAAAATAGTTAAGAGACAGATTAAAAACCTCGCTCTTGATTCAGCAAATGTATATAGAACTGACCGCAACGGTAAACCTTACAAAATGAACTTACGGAATTATGCAGAGATGAAAACAAGATACGAAGCTAATCTAGAAGACTTAAAGAAGTATGCAGAAGATGGTAAAGATTTAGTATGGACTTCAAGCCATCCTGATGCATCACCTAGATGTTCGCCTTATCAAGGTAAGTTATATTCAATAAAGGGTAGAACAGGTGTGATAGACGGCATTAAGTTCACACCATTAGATGAAGCGCTCAAAGGACCAAGAGGCGACGGAAACGGAATCATCAATGGTTACAACTGCAGACATAGGTTAATACCCTACACACCAAAATCTACTCCACCAGATGATTATGATAAAGCTACCGTTAAAAGAGAGAACACCATTAATAATCGACAAAGGCAATATGAGCGGAATATACGCAATATGAAGTTAGAAGAAAGATCTTTGCGTGTAGCTGGCGAAACCGAAGAGGCAGCGTCTTATCGTAAGAGGTGGCAACGCATGACAAAGAATTATCGTAAATACTCGCTTAAAAATGGTCGAGCATATTACGATTGGCGAACTAGAGTTACAAAAGAAGAAGAACAATTTAATTAATTAAGACCTTAACGGGTCTTTTTTATATAACCGCAGGTATGCGATAAATCCTATTCCTAAAACGCGGACACAACCGCGATAACAAATGAGAAGGAGTATATTATGTTTAAACCAAACGCAGAATTAAAAAACAAATTGAATGAAGAACAACTAAAGGCTCTTAATGAGTTATTTAAAGACGTTGATGTGGTTTTAGAACCGCAAGATAACTTCATTCCAAAAGCTAGATTTGATGAAGTAAGCACGCAGAATAAAGAGCTAAAAACCAACAATGAAAAGTTATCGACTGATTTAGAAACCGCTATGTCTGGTTCAAAAGATGCTGAAGAACTTAAAGCAACTATCGCGAAGTTGCAAGAAGAAAACAAAGCAACTCAAGAAAAATACGAAAGCGATATCAAGATGCGCGAACGCGATTATTTAATAAGTGACGCGCTTAGAGACGCTGGGGCTCGTAACCCTAAAGCTGCAAGAGCATTGTTGAATATTGACGAACTAAAAGTAGTTGATGGAAAATTAAACGGTTTTGATGAACAATTAAAAACTTTAAAAGAATCGGATGCTTATTTGTTTGAAATTGATAACAACAATCAAGATCCCCAACCTAGATTAGATAAGTTTGGTAAAGAGATTAAAGGGGATAACTTAAATGCTGGCGATATGGATGCCGAAGCAATCGCTAGTAAGTATGGATTCGGTAAAAAAGAAAATTAAAAAAGAAAGAGGTTAAAAAATTATGGCAAATTCAATCACATTACCTGTACAATATCTACAAGCGTTAGACTTAATGTACAAAAGAGGCGCATTAACTTCAGTGTTAGATAACGCAGAAGCACAAATGGTCGGCAAAGAATTCAAAATTAAAAAAGTAACTGTTCAAGGGCCGGGAGCAATGACTCGTGGTGGAGCATACAAATCAGGTGACGTAACAGTTGCGTGGCAAAGTGTAACACCGGATTACGACCGCGGTCGTAAATTCGTAATCGATGCACTTGATGAAATGGAAGTAGGCGGTTTATACATGGACGCTGCTGCTGAATATGAAAGAGTATGGTCTATTCCAGAAATTGACGCATATAGATTTGCAAAATACGCAGTTGCAAAAGGAGCTGGTGCTGAAGCTTCATTGACTGCATCAACAGCAATCGCTGCTATCAACACCGGCATGGGAACTATGGACTCTAACGAAGTCCCAACAGAAGGCAGAGTTTTATTTATTGAGTCTTCTTTGTATAGAGCAATCCAAACTTTAGATACAACAAAATCTAGAGAAACTTTAAAAGATTTCGCTCAAATTATTCCTGTTCCACAATCAAGATTCTACACAGCAATCACTATGTATGATGGAGAAACGTCTGGACAAGAAGCAGGCGGTTATATCAAGAATGCATCAACTGGTTTGAATATCAACTTTATGATCGTTCACCCAACAGCAATCACTCAAGCAGTCAAGAGAACAACTACTCCTGTAGATGCTCCTGACTCAGATTATGATGCTTACAGAGTTTCTAATCGTAAATATGGATACTGTGCTGCTAAATCAAATAAAACTAAAGGTATCTACTTACATAACGTAGCAGCAGCTTAATAGGAGGTTTAATGCAATGGGTAAAAAAATAGAAGTAACAAGAGACGGAGCTATTTTCGAAATTATCGACGAAGCTAGCTTGCCAACCTACGAAGAAAAAGGTTTTAAAAAAGTAGAAGTCAAAAAGGCATCTACTAAGAGCACGGAGAAAGACTCTGGCAAGAAATAAATATTAATTGGGTGGTGGTAATGTGCTGCCACCCTATTTTTTATTAAGGAGGCAACTATGGCATTTACGAAATTTACAAGTGAAGATTTTAGAAAAAGATACAACATAGATTTGAACAATTATATTGATGGCGGTGATGATCCAGATAACGCCGTTGAATCTAGAATTGATTTAGTTATCGAAAAAATAGAAGAATATATTGTTGCGAGAATGCCCGGTTTTGATATTGATGATTTGACTGAGGCACAAGAAAAATATGTTAACAGAGCAGCTATGCAACAACTCAAGTATGAACTAGAAGAAACTGATTATTCTAATGTTAGCGGTTATAATGCTTTAACAGGTTCAGTTGTTGACCCAAATTTAATTGATCGTATAAGCATTTGCAGAGAAACCAAGATTACACTGCAAAACCACATTATATCAAGCGGGTGGTATTAATGATTGAAAATAGAGCCGGTCAACCTTACACGGCTACATGGCATAAACAAGTGGTCAGTGGCGATAAATCAATAAGAAACTTTGAATTAGAAGGCACTACTTTTTGGTGTGCGCC